CATTCTGCCCGGTGGCGGGGTTGATGGGCGTTTTGGCGGCATCGAAGCAGACCCAGCGGCGGCTCTCTTTCAGAGCCTGCGGGAATTGTTCGAGCATGCGCACCTCCTGTTAGTTAAAAGGAAAATCATCCGGCTCGTCCACCGGGATGAGATCATCCTGCGCGGCGGGCTGTGCCGGGGGCTTGAGGTAGTCGGCCACATTGCCCATGCCCAGATACCGGTCCACATAGGTCATGGTGTACTGCGGGTTCTTGCGGTCGGGGCGCACATCGATGACGCACATGTGCCCCGGGAACAGGGGCAGGGCTTTTTCCAGCTCGCTCAGTTTGGTGAGGGGCAGCTGGATCATCTGCAGAAAGCCCTTGAAGAAGGGTAGACCGTTCTTGCTCAGACCGTAGCTGGTAAAGGCATAGCGGCCTTTGTACGGCCCCTCGGTCACGATGAAGGACACGCTCAGGGCAATGCCGCCGCCGGTGCGGGCAACGATCTTGGCCTCTTTCAGGATGGCGTTGTAGCGGCCTG